TAAAACTCATTTTGCTTTCTTGGGTGCAGCCTTAGGCTTAGAAGGGGTTGCGGGCTTTGGTGCAACCTCTACCCAATCAAGACGTTGAGACTCTGGAGTGCGGGTCTTACCAGTATAGGTCTTTCCCAATAGTTCGTGCGTATCTCCGTCATACGCCTCACCAGTATTAGAAACAATCCATGCCATATTTAATTGCCTTCTCGTTGTCTTTTCAGTTGTCACTCTCACCATAGCCAGTGTTTAACAATGTGCGCTGCGGTTTGCCGACACGGCGCATACCGCGCTCCTGTGCACGCTGAACCCGTTCACCAGAAGTAGGCAAAGAAGGAAGAGCCTCAGGCTTCTTACGCATCTCTTCATAAAAACTCTGAGCGCTACGCCCAGCAACCGCCGCACCTAAACACATATCAATCCCTCGCCTTGTTACGCTTAGAAATAGCCCGAGCCTTTGCTCGAGCGTCCGCTTTAGAACTAGCTCCCCATGCCTTTAAGCTTAGAAGAAGCCTAGTGGGGCGGCCCTTCTCGTCACGCTCAGGTCCAGCCATGTTACCCATACGCGCCAAGAAAGATGCACGGCGAGGATTGTCACCAGACTTAACAGGAGCCTTTAACGTCCCGCCAGTCTCACGCTTGTAACTAGCACGGCCCTTCTCATTCAGACCGCCCTCAGGGTTCTTACCCTCTTTTCGTTGCCACGCTGGACTTCTTGCCATTGACCTTCACCTTCGCAACAGAAGTATCAGACTTCTTCATAACCTCTGGTTTCTTAGTCCCATAACTTCTAGCCATTTCACTTTCCTTTCAACGCACAATTTACATCGAACCTTTTTGGGAAAAAATACGAGCGGTAGACCAGTAACAGAAGCAAGTAGTCGGTTTTTCCCCCCACCCCCCTATCCGAGGTCAATGCTAACTCTTATGTCCCCCGCCACCTGCACTTGCGCACGATCGATGGGCTTGAAGCCTGCCCGATCCAGTATGTCTTGCGCCGCTTGCAGTTGCACATACTCGCTCTTCGCACCCGAAGCTAGGTGCATCACCTTACTTGCGGCTATCGTAGCATTCAATCCAAGCTGCTCCGTCACTCTCTGCATCATGTACTGCTGCACGTGAGGTAGCCGAATCGTCTTGCTAGCAGTGACTCTACCGCTTTCGCCTGCTGCATATCCCGCCGCCTCGGCGGCTCTAGCCAGTGGTTCACCAGTTGCTACAAGATGATCAACCAGTGCCATCTGTCGCTTGGTTAACTTTGGTCTTGCTACATCGTTCATCTGCTACTCCAGTTGCCCCCCTCTCCCTCTCTCCCCCCAATCTATCTCACTCTTAAAAGTAACGTGTCAACGCACAAAACCGCATTGTTTCAGTTGAGGGCTGTAAAAGTGATTGGGCCATTCTGCCTTCGGCAGAACCGCGCTCTCGTGAATCAAGCCCCTGCGGGTCTTGACCCTGCGGGCTTCGATCACTTGTCCGAGTCCTAACGGACTAAAAAGAGATAAGGTAAAAGAGTAATACTCGGCTACCAATTACTAAATAGCAATGTGGCTGTTGTTATACACTGGCGGCTCCTGTCTCTCTGCTCAAGCAGAATAGCGGTTTCCCAGAGGGAACCCTCCGCGATTCAGCTTGCATTACTATTTAGTAATCGGAAGCCTGTTTGTAGAAAGAGGGAGATACTGCAAAAGAGAATAGGCAGTGTCTTAAACTTTCTAGGACAAAGAGCGCTTCGCGCCCTGCGGGTAGCCACTCTTTGTCCACCTAACTCAGACTTAGCGCCTCCAGCGCTGCTAACGGCTGAGATACTACTGCTGAACCAGTGGCGTGATGAACCTTGCTTAGAAAAAGCAAGCGACATCCTGTCACATTACTATCTAATAAACTTGTTGCATATGTGCAGCATATCAACTAGACTGAACCTATAGCAAATATAAGGAGAACCTAGCTATGAAAACCACTATTGCAAATCAGATCGCTAATACTTTGACCTTTACCGCCGAAGTTTGGGACAATGACCCAGACGTTCGCAACTGGGTCGATCAGGATGTGATGACCATGAGCCGCAAGCTTGTGTTGTCGAGTGTTCTTTATCGCTTACATCAACAGATCAAAGACCCACGCTATGGGTCGGAGCGTTGGGCCGATAGCTCACGCACTCAAGTTATGGATGCGCAGCGCGCGCACCAAGATAATGAGATTTCTAATAACAAAATGCGCGCCACAATTAACCGCGCCTTTGCCAACACAAACAAGCATGACATTTTGCAGGCTATGTTTGACGACTTCCTAAGCGTATACGTTGCCGAGTTCGGAGACTGGGAAGCCCCAGCGATCCGCGACGAAATCCCGCAACAGTCAATCGATGGCGAGGATATGGCAGACTTGAACGCCAAGCTTGCGTCAATGGGCCTTGGCACATTGGCCGACAACGCAGCCAACACGGACGGCGTGAACACCACGGCAGACGTGGCATAAACAGAGGGGGAGAAATCCCCCTCCAAAATTCTGGGGGCTTCGCCCCCAGACCCCCTTTCACAATGACCTACACAATGTGCAGGGTAAAATATCGCGCTTTCCTAACCAAGGGCCAGGGTGACGTGCAAGTCGCGCGGTCCCCGCGCCTAATAGGTTACAAAAATGCGAATAAAAATGAACAAAGGAGAGACAATGAATACATTAATCTTAGTAATATCCTTAACAGCAACGCTGTTCTTTGGATACATGACTGCATTCACAAATGACCCAGTAATCATGGCATATAGTGCGCTGTGTTTCATTGGGCTTGGCGGTTTATCAGTCGCGCTAGCAATCAATATGGATTAATTAATCTTAGTCAATGGCAACTAAATGGCTATCTATGTGCCAACATAAAAAGGAGAACACATATGTTTGACGCACAGCATGACGATTGGCAATTCCCAATCGAGACACAAGAAATCTTTGACTCACTTGGTCAGCCAATCCAAGGACACAAAGCTATTGTTCGAATGGACAATCGCGAAGTGCTTGGAGTGCATGGCTCTAGATACACAGCAGTAACTAATACTGAAGTCGTGTCTAGTATTGTCGATGCGATGCAGACTGCAAACTTATCTAAAGATGTAACCATGAGCATCAAGTCCATAGAAGGTGGGCGCAAGATGCGTGGTGAAATCTTATTCAATGACCTTACCATCGAGCCTGCCGTTGGAGACTACGTCAAGTTTCGTATCTCATTCTTTAATAGTTACGATGGCTCTTGGGCATTCAGCCAAGCGGCTGATGGCCTACGCTTGTGGTGCATGAATGGATGCACTAGCCCAATTGCAACAGCACGCACTCGCTTCAAGCACACGCAGTCAATTGATGTGCAAGCAAGCGCAGCCAAGATTAAGACTGGCTTTGCAACTTTCATCAATCAGCGTGAAGTCTGGCAGTCATGGATGACCACGACTGTTGCGCAATCAACTGTTGAACTGTTCTTCAAGAACACATTGGCGAAGGCATTCACTCGCCAAACAACAGTTACTAAAACCAATGAGAAGCAGTTAGAAAACCTGCTCAAGATTTGGGATGACGAGAAGCGTCAACTCGGACCGAACAAGTGGGCGCTATATAATTGCCTGACCTATTGGGCAACGCATACCTCTGACCTCAAGAACCCAGAGGTTGCGCGCCGCAATCGTGAAGATGCAATTGCAAAAGCAATGAACCATAACATCTGGCATAGCCTTGAAGATAGGAGTTTCGTGTAATGCAAGCAGCACCAAAACTAACACGACAAAACTTTGAATTTTTTGCTGATAGATTTGGCGAAAAGTTGGGATGGCCTACTGCCCTCCATGATATTGCCGATGTCTTAGCTGAAACAAACCCAAGGTTTGATCGAGATAAATTTATACGCAGAGCAACAGACGTATGGGAGGAAACGCATGAACTACCCGATCTTGAAGACGAAATACCTTACTGAAGGATGCAAGAGTTGCAGCACAATCGGCTGCGATGTATGCGGATTCACAGGTAAAATACAACAG